CGATTGCAACTCAATCTCGGCAATCTTGACCTGTGCAATCTGCTCCGCGCTCAACTTGTTATTGGCTATCAGGTCGCCCACCTTGGCCTCGTCTACGCCAATGGCCTTGGAGATGGCGGACACGGCCATTCCAGCCAAGGGGCCACCAAGTGCCGTGGCAATCGTCGGGGCAATCTGTTTGAGCCAGTCCATTTATTTCACCATTTTTGCTGCGGTGTGATTAAGTATTACCTTTATTGAATTTACATCATCAGGCTTTTTCTTAAAACCAACACTAATATAGCCAACTAGCTTGCCAATCTCAGGCGGTATTGAACCACGGCATACAAACGTCACTTCATTCTTCACAAACCACTCGCCCACCTTTGAGGAAGGCTTGAAGTCCTCGCAAAGAACTTCACCGCTTAACATTGCAACCACGGCCTTGTTCCTGCCGGGGCTTTCGTTAAAAATGCTGGTGACAGTTCCTTCGACCGACTTATTCCTGCCGTTCTTGTCTACAGCCATTACGGTAGTTCTTTTGTTAATCATCAGATTGGCTTGGTGAACCACAACAACTTCGCCGCCAGATTCTTTAATTAGCGCACTGGATATATCCATCAATTCGGAATCAGACTTTAAGGAAGCCAGCTTGTCATTAGCGGTAATAGCAGACTTTAAAACTTCTCGGCTTTCCCAAGCAAAAAAACCGACAAAGAAAAATGTAGAGATAACCAAAAGCGTAAACAACTTAAACGGGTTATCAACCCATTTAATCAAGCCAATAACCTTGTCAACAGGGCTTTCCTGCTGAACCGCTTTTACCGCTACTTTTGGTTTTCTCACGGCCATATTAAGCAGCCAACATAAGGAGTTTTTTCATTTATCGGCCTTGTTTTCAAGTTTCTCAAATATCTTTGCCAGCATACCTTTGATGTCTCGAATGTCATCTTTATAGTCATCTCTTGATACGTAGTCTTTTGGCAAGTCCTCGCGCAGCTTTGCAAGGTCGGCCTTCAGTTCTTTGACTGCCGCCCACAATTCTCTGGCAAACCAGCCAACTACAGTCATGCCGACACCAAGAAACATATTTATTACTTGCTGATGTTCCATTTTTTACTTAGCACCATCTGGTTTATACGGCAAAGATACGGGATGTTTATAACACGCCTTCGGATCGCCCTGCCCTGCCTCAGTCAAAAACGCTGTGCTGGCAGGAACCTGACCTGACGGGCAATGACAGATGGCAATACCATCCGGCCCACGTTTGCAGTTCCAGCTAAAGCAATTGCTGGCCCTAGCACCCTGCTGGATGCTGGCCGGGCAAGCCTGAATAACGACCTTCATATCTTTGGGCTTGTGGCTAAAGTTACTCGCTTCCTGTGGATAAACCATCTTAGGCCAGAAGGTTGACCACACATGGTCGCGGTCGCTAGGCGCACACGTTCCATTCATGTTCCCCATCGCCGTGTCTGCAATGTTCTTGCCCTTCAGAATAGGGCAGCGGCACACGACTTCTGGATACGCTACACCGTTATTCCCGGTGATCGTCTTGCCAGTCGGCTTACAGGTCGAGGCCGCACACAGGGCAAACTCTCCGTTGCAGATGGTAAGCCCCTGCGCGAAGCTGGCTGTCGATGCAAGCATTGCCAACAAAAAAATAATGGGTTTTATCATTTTGTTAATCGCCCAGGATTCCGGTTGCCGAGCCAACAGCAGCAGCGCCAGTCAATAATCCGGTCTGCGGTCTTTGCGCTCTACGATTTAACTCTGCAAAAATTGCTCGTTGCTCAATCGGGTCAACAGTAAACAAGCGTTTTTGCAAGGCTTCGGATGTTTCGGTGCCTATGCCCTTTGCCCTTGACAGAAAAGCAGTGCCGCCAGCCCTCAACATACTTAGCATATCGCCAGTTGCAACTGTCTGGGCAATTGAGCCAACAAGGTTTGCTTCATCGCGCACTGCACGATTTTCGTCGGTTCGAGAGTTATCTAAAATTCGTTTCTTGGTTATGCTTTGCTGATTAAGCGCCTTAACATACTGAGAAAACTCAGCGTAAGAAGCCTGATCTGGGAAGGCATTTCTTAACAACAACTTTTGATTCTCTGATTTAAATATTTGATTGATGAAGTCGCCACTCTTGTATTGTCCAAGACGATTGTTAATGTCAGCCATTACGCCAAGACGAAACGCCTCTTTCTCGTCAGAGTTCATCTTTTTGATCTTGGATGCAGCCTCTTTAGGATCTAGTTTTTGATAGTCCTCGCCCATCTTAAAAGCCTTATTAATGCCTGAAGCATCTGCAAATTCAGCGTTTGCCTTTTTGTAATCAGGATTTAATGATTTGATAAGGTCGTTAAACTCTGTTTTTACTTTTGCAACATCAGCGCCGTAGCCTGACATTTTCTTAGTGAGTGGGTCTGTTTCTGCATCAACAATACGATCAAGGCCAATCTTGATTTGGTGCAGTATATCCGTTGGCACAAATTGAGCATTACGAATTTCACTAAGATCAGGCAGCTTATTGCCATAAACTCCAGCACGTTTAACCGCTTCTTCATAGGCTTTTTGGAATACAGGCCTATCAACATACTGCCTAAACGGCACAGCATTAATTGAAAGACTGTATGCCTTTGGGTATGCTTGATCTGCAAGAATTTTTTGATTTGCTGTCAATGCCTCAAGATACTCAAAGCCATTGACGTTTTTAGCCAGTCCAGCCTTTTCTACTAAGCCTTTTACAATGTCATTTGGCTGGTCAATCATCCGATTAACCAAGAATGATTCTGTGCCTCCTTTAGCTTTGGATTGCACCACATAGGCGCTGTATGCCAAGTCTTGCAGGCTCTTGCCCAAGTCGGCAATCACTGGATTAGGAACACCAATCCGGCGTAATTCTTCCAGTGCTTGCTGCGCCTCTGCCGCAGAAAGATTGTCTTTGTTCAGATAGTTTGCAAGAATTTTTGACGAGGCAGTTTGCTGATCTCCAATGCCAGCCGCAGTAAGCTGATTCTTTATCAAAGTGCCTGCCTTGCTTATAACGACAGGAACGCCACCGCCTAGCAATCCGCCAAAAATACCGCCAACCAAAGCATCAGAGCCAACAGCATCTTCTTTTTCTGAAAATCCAACGCCAGAAACAGCACCAGTTCCAGCGCCTATTGCAGCGCCCCGGCCCACTTGTCCGCCAAGAGTTGTGCCTGTAATCAAGGATTGTGCGCCAGGCGCTAGTCGAGCCACTTGTTTAGTGGCTCCAAACGGAACAAGCAAACTGCCTCCAATTTCAAGGCCAGTTTTTGTAATCGGCATATCGGAGCCAAATTGCTTTTGCTGTTCACGCAACAGATTGCGCTGGCGCTCATATTCAGGGCCACTGATTGCGCCAGTGCGAAGTGCGGCCTCCAGCTCATCAAGAAATCCAAATGTAATGCCCTGACCAACAGCGCGTGCGCTTTCGGCAGCACCAGAATAAGGAACCCCTGGGGCCATCACCGATTCTGAAAATTTAGTTTGATCAGCCTTTGGTTTATCAGCCAGTGGTGCATCATTGTAATCAGCGGCCATTATGGTTTTGTCCTTCTTGCGCCAGTCGGGTCAATAAATGGTGTTCCAGACGGATACTTTGGATTCTTTACAAACCTTTGATAATCAACATTATCAATTACTTGATAGTCAAAAACTGGCACATCAATGGGCCGAGGTGCAGTCGGGAAGTTGGCGTTTTGTCTACGTGTATCGACTGATTTAGATGCATCTTGCACTCGCCTCACATTAATATCAACCAAGCGCCGCATGGCTGATGCTGCCGCTTGAGGTGACTCTGAACTCTCTAGTTCTTTTGCCGCCCTAACTGAATCCCCTTCTGTTTGCGTTCCTTTGTTTAGGCGCAAACTTTCATTGACAAGCACTCTTAAAAACTTGTCATAGTCCTCTCTTGCAACAACATCAGGGTCACTAGAACCCACCAACTGCCTTGCTCTGATGCTTGCTATATCTTTAAGACCAAACTTCACTTCACCAGACTTTATTCTATTGATGTAGTTGTTTGCATCAGCCGCTATATTACTTGCAGCTTGTGCCGCGTCGTAATCCGCCTCCTCACCTTTTGCCAGATAGGATGGCAACGGCTTGTTTCTAGCGGTTTCTATTTTACGATCCAACTCTGCTTTCTTCATATCCTGTTGGAATGCAGCATTCTGCTGAGCCAATCTTTGATTGCCCTGCTGAATCAAAAGACCTTGCCGAGAGTTCTCAAGTCCTTGAGCACGCAAGTCAGCCAGTATTTGTTGATTAGCTTTAATCTGTGCTTGATTCTGGTCAAATTGCTGAACACGCTGCGTCATTTCAGACAAATCTTTTACGCGAGCATCAGCTTTTTCTGGGTCAAGCATACCGCTGGCAAAACTTTTAAAGTATTGATCGGCCAGTGTTTTGACTGTTTTAGGAATTGTTGGGTCAGTGGTGAAAACTGAAAACGGATTTTCCTCGCGCATAGATGCTGCGCCAAGCTTGCGAAGGGCTGGGATCAACTTTGCCTGTTGATCAATTGCGGCTCGACCTTCAGTGCCAAGCGCCATTAACTGAGGAAGAACAGGACTAATGTTAAATGAAGCCGGTCGCGCAGGTATCGGCACAGGCTGACCAGTCTCGTCTACCTGCACATATTGCTCTTGCTCTGGCATACCTGGTTGAAACGATCGTGTAATTAGATTTTGAGCAGCGGCGGTTCTTTGTCTTGATTCGGTTGCTGCCGAACGCTGCAAAGCCTCATCCATAACGCCCTGAAGCTGGCGCTGGCCCTCAAAGTCTCCAAGTCTCTGAAGTTGCGACATGGCGCTTTGAAATGTGCTTGGGTCATTAATATTGATACTCTTGGCAATCTGATTGCGTGCGCTAATTAACTGCAACTCAGGATCTTGCCCACCCAACGCGCCACCAACCGCACCAGCCAAGCCATAGGCACCGCGCCCAATGGCGTAGTTAGCCTGCTGGAATGGGTCGAGCTTGGCGAACTGCATAGCACGCGCAGATGCTCGATCTTCCTGCTGCTGCTCATACATTTCCGGCGATACGCCGAACAGGGATTGGACAATTTCAGCCATGATTTTTCCTATTCTCTATTCCAGTCAACTGATGTTGGAACTGTGCCTCGCCCACCATATCCATACACGTTTTCAGCGCCATATTGTCTAACATTTGCTCGTTCTTCAGCCGTTGTTTCGCCAAACGCTCTACGCAAAGCCGGATTCTGACTACCCTGAATCAACGCCGTGGCAAACGGATTGTAAGAATCTGCTTTATACATTGAATTAGCAGCATTCGTGCCGCCACTAAGCAGCGCCAATGCGCCCGTATTGCTTTGCCCCTTCGCACCGATGTTGATGCCAAGATCCAGCGGTTGCTGGCCCAAGCCTTCCAAGGCTTTCATCTGTTGCAGATACGCCTCGTAGGGGCCAAGCGCCGCGGCTTGATTTAGGTAGCCTTGGTTAATCAGGTTTCCGCCAGTTCCAAACAAACCGGCACCAAACGCCGTTTGCCGTTGACCGGCCTCCATTGATTGAGCCGCCAATGCAGCGTCCTGTTGGGCCAGCGCGTTGTAGTACGCCTCCATCTCTGGACTAGCTGCGCCGAGGCCAGCACCGCCGCCTGGACGCGTTCCTGTGGCACCTACAGCCAATCCACCCCGGCCAGTCTGGAATAGCTGGTTTTGCAGTTGGGCAAACTGGCGCTCACGGCTTGGAGCTAGAAGATTCTGCTGGCCAGCCATGTATTGCGCCGCTGCGGCCTCTGGCGACTGAGCCAGATATTGACTGCCAAGATTGAACAAACTCTGCCCGGCCTGACCAAGCGGGGCAAACTGCTCTTGAGCGCCCTCCGCCTGCGACAAGCCGCCACCAGCCAATCCCATGAAACGGTCTTGATAGGCTCGGAATGCAGGGTCTAGGGTATAGCCTGCGCCACTAACTCGACCATCAGGGCCAGTCTGGAAATTTGACGAGCCGAATCGCGTCGTGACTCCTACCGGACGGAATCGGGCTTCTTCAGCGGCAATTCGTGCGGCTTCTATTTGTGCGGCAGCTTGCTTACTCGCGGCACTTCTGGCGGAACTTCCACTTAGCAAACCACCGGCTAAAGCACCACCCGCTGCAATCCAAGGCATATTAAACTCCAATCAAAATTTGATCTACTTTAGACGGGTCTGTCTCGTCGGTAGCGTGGATACAAAACCAAACGCAATCAGTAATTGCTTTAACGCCATGCGTCATTCCAGCCTTAATCTCAATGCAGGCTGGTGCTTCAACTATCTCAATATCTTCACCCTTCATCACCGCCACCTTGCCTTTAGCCAGAATAGACAAGTGGCTGAAGTCATGCGTGTGTTTCAGGATGGCTGTGCCTGCCGCAAATGCGGACTCTTTGGCGTACAGACCATCGCTGAAGTGGTGAGTAATCACACGTTATCTAATATATTCAATGTAAACAACGCCACCGGTGCCGCCCGAAGCATCTCCTGGTGAAAGAACAGTTCCACC